CACCAATAACAGTGACTACTGGAGTAACCGTTAATGGAATATTTCCGAACACGTCTGTTACTGTCGTTAAATACTCAACTACACTAGAGGTATTGGCTGTAGCAGAAACTACAGGCGAAATATTATATGCTGGTCCAGCATTTCCCTGAACATAGTATGTTGAAGTTGTTCCTGCATTTGTGATAACAATAGTACCAACAGACGTTGACTTAGTATAGACAAAGAATGTTGCTGTGTTTCCAGTTCCTGTAGAAACAGAAAGTGTTGAGGATCCAGAAGCAGATGTTACTGGAGCAGATACTGTGTGTCGAGCAGTTACAATAAATGCGTTAGTAGCAACTACAGAAACGACAGTTCCTGTGTCAATACCAGTTAGGCTATATTGTACTGACTCTGAAGTTGTTTCAACTGTGTTATCGTATGGAACATTGACTGCCGTTGGTGACGCAGAAGTTCCTGCACCAAGACCAGTTCCACCAGATACGGCAATGCTAGCAGCAGCATTTGCTGGGGCAGCGATCAACATTGTTCCAACCAGGGCTGCAGCGATAGTTAGAGCGATCTTTTTTAATGAATTCATTACTTTATTTCTCCTTGTTTGTTAGATTAGATTGAGTTTGCCCAAGAAGGACTTAACCTCTTCGGGCATTTCCTTACTAGATAAGTCTACCATATCTCTCTTAGTTTTGTCAATTTGAGGGCTTGAACCCCACGTATGGACATCAACTATCTGATTGAGATTTTTTGGGGTAAAACTTATCGCTCCAAAAACAGCACCGCAAACAGCGTCTGCAAGGTCTTTGGATAATTTTCTTGGGTGATCCACTTTCTTACCATTGTTGGTTATCTTCAACTCTGTGAGTTCCTGGAGAAGTAGGTCAATATGGGGCATAACCACTCTCTCCTCATAAACCATCATAGCAAGGTCTTCATAGTGCTTTTTGGCAACAGAAACAGTCTCGGTATTCATACCCACTTGCTGTAACTCTTGCTGAATATCAAAGGACTGCCATCTATCGAATGTTACTTTTCCAACATTAAATCCCTGTCTACGAAGGTTTTGTATCCACTGCTTAACCTCAGATAGGTTAACAGGGCCTTCTACTTTAGGCTCCCACCACACTACTGCATCTACTATTACGAGTGGAGATACTTGACTATAGTCTTTAACTACTTGAATGTTTACCCATTTGTCAACGTGTGCTATTGCTACCGCGCACTTATCGTGCTTCTGGGCAAGGTCAGCGTGAATGTAGTAGATCTTATCTGGGTCTGGAGTAAAAGAATCTTCAAACCTTTTGGCTGAGTCTATTGGGTTTCTAATAGTCATACATTTTTCTAATTTGGCTCTGTCCTTGAAGAAGGCATCAGATGAGTATGTTGGAGTACAAAGAAATCTCATCATAGCATCTGCTAAGTCACCCATGAATGCATCTTTTAGATCATCAATCTTAATAGTAGGGTTCACTTCCCAAGTTGGTCTCTTAAGTGCGAACACTCCTGGAATTTTATATGAAATAATGTGGTCTTCATTCCACTCAATATCGTATTCGTTTTCTGGTCCACGCGGTAAGTCTGGGTTAATAACAAACGAGTGTGTCTTATGAACAACCTCTTTCTCATTAATCGCTGCTTCATATTTTTGTGAGATGAAGTCGTCTGGGTATCGGGGGAATGAAAGCAAAACAACCTTGCCTAGAGTAGGGAAACGAGAGTCTACAGTACCACGAAACGCTTTGTAGATGTTCTCTGCAGTCTTTCCTTGCTCGTTACCGCCAACAACATCTATAGCAAACCCTGAGATTTCATCGAGTACCGCCAAGAAAATATTGAGTCCTTCATGGGATTCTCTTTCAGAGTGACCAGAGTAGACAGTGATAGATTTATCAAACTCGATAGAGTCTGCCTTGTCGTGAAACTTTCCTTCGAACCAAGGAGAGCCAGTTATCTTCTGCTTAAACCCCTTGAAGAAAACGTTTTTTGCTTGCTGCGCATTGATAGCGATGTTAATAATATCTATCGCATCTCCAGTTGGTTTTCCATAGTATCTAGATGGATCTTTAAGGCACAACAGTTTATAAACGATATAAGAGCAAGCCACGGTAGAAACAAAGTCCTTACCACTACCCTTTCCTAGTTGAAGAATAACTTCCTTTTTGGTAAACTTGTTGTAGTATCTAGCACCCTCTACATGGCCTAGCAGGTCTTCTACGTCCTCTTTACGGTAGATCTGACTCATTGCCTCAACAATGTCATACTGGATTGGTGATAGTGGGGGCTGGCCTAGATACTGTTTTGATTCAACAAAGGTTTTGGCATCTACTGGCTTCTCTGCAAAATGGTCATTCTTTAATGCATCGAAGAAGTCGTTAAACAGTGGATTGGACAATAGTGTGAACCTCTCCTACCCTTGCAATACTAGACAGTCTTTCCATAATGAGGTCTCTTACCTCTGGGTTAGTAGTGGCAATATCTCTTAGTATTCCTACCAGGATGGTTTGTCTCTTCTCTATTGCTACCATTTCTTCTGCTAGTTCTTTGTTTTCTAACAGTCCCGCTTTTTGTAGCATTTCAATTCTTGTTTTTTCAATATCCATTACCAGTTTAATGGCAGCAGTTTTGGCAGAGAGGTTAACCTGTGTGGTTGCTTCCTCTATGACCTCATATGCCTGCGCTATCAACTTGTTGTAATGCTCATCAGCCCCGACCAGTGCATCCTTCGCACGACTACGAATAACATCATTGCCCGAAGTCATAGACTTCCACTCAGCAATGTTTGCAACAACTTTAGTTCTTGGAATACCTAGATTCTTGGCAATCTTGGTAGGGTCATGCCCTTTTAATAATTCAGTGACGACATTATTAATCTCGTCCAAGTGATCAATTATTGCTACTTCACTTGACATTAAGGAGTTCCACCTAATCTCTTTATCTCGTCATGGATATAGAAAACAGCCTTCTTGAGATCTTCAATGTGCTTTGCATCATCCTTGATTCCTGCTCGCCAAATATATTTTAAGGCATTACCCAAGTTAAACCCCATGTGTCTTGTAATTTGGATACACTCAATCCCGCTTGGATGGCTTGTGTAATGGCTTGGATGGTTAACTACATCTTCTACTACGACTTTACTCATCTTCTTGCTCCCAATCAAATATGTCTGGCATGTCTTTTAAAGTTACAATTGTATAAGAAAGTCCAACGGATAGGGCCAGTGCCAATACGAATAGAATCTTGCTTATCTTCTTCATTTTCTTCCCTTTCTCAAGCCAAACTTTGCAAGGTAGACATAGATTGTCTCCGTACTAGTTCCGCACTCTTTAGCAATCTCCTCTGGTGTCCTCTTATCCGAGAGATACCTTTTGCGAAGAAAAATTTCTGACATATATAGTTTACCAGATGCCATGCTATTTGTCAACCTTGACAACTGGCCCAAGCCTGTCCCAGAACCCATTGGCGTTACCCTGATAGGTCTGACCAGTCTCTCTATCCAGAAGGATCCATTTTGTTGGAACCTTTGTTTTGACATGTAAAAGAACATCTTGCTCTTCCTCTTCAAACCCAAATCTGTCCCTACTCATTTTTAAATGCCTTATCCAAGTTATGGATTGACCAGTAGGCAATTCCACAAGCATCCGATACGTCGTTATCCACAATGTTTTTATCAAACGCCTCATTAACAAAATCAATAGTTCTCTGTTTACGAAGATTGCGCTCAAAGGTTTTGTACCAAGACTCAGACATTCCTGGCTTAGCGTTTTTAATATAAGCCTTCTCATCCTTAGTGATCTTTCCGTTACCTATATATATTTGCCAAGTGATAGGACTCACTGTTCCTATCCTCTTTGTCCCCGCCAAACCTGCAGCCCCAAGCAGTGCTCCCTGCACTAAGGCAAGGTCTGCAGCAACTTTTGGGGAGTTCATAAACACCGTATGTTCAATAACTATAGCATCAAACCCGCCATAATAATCAAAGAACGCCTTGCTTTTCTTGCAAGCATCCATAACCTTTTCATAGTTAGTTTTTCCCTCAAAATTAATCTTTCCAACAGACCCAAGCATCTCAGGAAACTTCTGGTTAGCATCTGTAGAGATGATGGCAAAGGCAAGGCTGTTAGTGCTAGCATCAATGGCGCAGATAGTTTTTGGCTTATCCACGATCATCCTCGTATTCATGCATTAACAACTTAACCTCTTTCATCATCTTTTCTACCTGCTTAATATTTGTCTCACAAGTGGAGCAAAGCGCATCATCGTTATACATTGATAACGCATTGCCACACCCATTTGCACAAACACGAATCTTTCCTTTTCTTCTTTGTCGTCTTAGTACCCTATGTCGTTCCACAATCTTTTCTTTTGTTGCTAGTGCTCTACAATCTGCCGTACAGTAAATTTGATAAGATACTGTCGGGTCAAAATGATTGCCGCACCAACTACATAGTTTCACTCGGTTCCTCCAGGGGTTTAATCTTGATTACGCCTTCTCCAGCAACAGCACATGCTCTTTTCACGGGGCATGTCTTGCATATCTTAGAGTTGGCTCTATAATTATTCGTTGGCAGGGTTCTATCAACCCAAGCCTTGCGTACTTATCTCATCCAGTTAAAGGCATATTCAGCCCACGCCCTGTATGAATCATTAACTTCTACGGGGATCACAACTAGGTCGTGATTATTTTTATTTTCATAAAGCAAAACAGCCTTAGCCTTTTTCAAGATCTTCATGTAGATAAGTAGTTGGATTAAGTGACCAACCTTTGGCTTACCAGACATCTTACGATACTCAAAGCCCTCACTACCAACAGTCTTGATTTCAATGAGAAGTTCTTCATCTTCCCAGTTAATCATTGTGTCTCCATATCCAAAGATTGGAGGATCGCTGTTAATAATCTTGAACTCTGATTCAACTACTAGTCCTGGGACATTGCCCATAGCCTCTTGGATACGCTCGTGAGCCTTAGTACCAGCGTTCATATTCGCTGCACCATACTCATCAGCATAGTCGTCAAACTCCTGACCATCAAAGGCTAGGTACCAATAGCGAGCACACTCTCCGTGACCATAGGCCAAAGTAGATGGTGCAAACGTCTTCTTTTGTGTCTGCTTTGTAATGCGATTTATGGTATAGCCAGAGTTAATTTTATTGATTAGCGCCCTGCGGTCTACTATTCTATTACTCTCTGATTCCTTTTCCATTATCTGCTGTATTAAGTTTCGTGCCATAGTTTTCTCTTTTCAGTTAATTAAGTATAGCAGATCATCTCGTGATGTATTTGAGAGCAGATACAAGGTTGTTGATGGCCTCTGCAGCCGTGTAATAAATGTTCTTCTTTGCCCTATTGCTCTTGTCAACGTTAGCCATCCACGTAGCCTTGAGAGCCATTTTAGAGGCTATTGCCTGTAATCTGACTATCTCTACCGTGGCTATATTGATTGGAACATCGGGCTTTAAGATTAGTTTAGTTATCATGTTTATTGCAGAAGTCAGGTCTTCATCCCCCATGTATTCGGCAATATCAGATAGGTCGTTGAGCATTGAAACTGTAGTCTCTTTAGGCTCCATCTACAGGAATCCCATCCATGAAAAACGGTACTTCCGTGTAGGTCATTTCAAAAATATCAGGTTTGCAAGCATAGAACTCTCTTTTGACACCTCGGATTATGAAGTCTCCTACGCTAGCATGAGTAGTGCCCTCTAGTGTTACAATTACCACACTTCCTTCACTATTCACGTCCATATACCCCAGAAACATTGCTACCTCTTCGTGGTTTTCTCCTGTCCACTCTAATGCCTCAATCTCTACTGGCTTTTTTCTATATGTTTTTATCATCGTTCTTCCCTTTCTCCAAAGTGAACCCTACTCGTATAGAGCCTGTTCTTTATGTATATATCTAGAGTATAGTTTGTCCTCAGTCTCCAAAAATGGATCTGGGGCGTTCCAAAATATTGTTGGATGCTACGCACGATAAACTGGAATCTCCATACCCTAAAACTCCTGGTGCCATCTTCATCAGTTTGCCATATCATTTTCCCATCACCCAATTGTATAGACGCTCTGCCTCTGCCTCTACCTCCCAACTTACCCTGTAAGCGTTATGCGGATTGTTTATTACCGCTACCATAATGTCTGCTCGTGCCTTCTGTTCATCCGTCATTTTCTTCCACCATTTCTTCTAGTATTTCTAACTCTATTACAGCAAGGCGTACCTTCTTGGTACCCTCGCCAAGAATCACTAGGATCATCGGATCTTTGTGATTTTTAATGGCATCGGTTGTAGCCTTTGCCCAAACCCCTGCATTCAGAGTAAAAGACTTTGAGGCCTCTTTGAAGTCCACACAGAAGTTATTCCATGAGGCATCCCCCTTTTGGGTATTTCTCCCAGAGTTTTTATGCTGGGATGCACCAATACGCTTAGCCTCAGATCTTTCACTCATCTTTGAATTTAGCCCCTATACCAAAATCCTTCTCAAGTCGCCATTTTAAGTAGTCCCAACTTCCATCGCCAGACTCTCCAAGAAAATCCATAAACTCATTAACGTGGTTAATGGCAAAATCCATAGTCGCAAACATTACTTCTGATATTGCTGGGGTCTCGGTACTTGGAAACCTTTTTCCAGATAGTTCACGAAAAACGTCCATAAAGTCTTCATTATTCAACAAGAACCCTTTTTGTTCATCTGACATCTTCAATTTTGTTTCCATTGTTTTGC